ACATCCTATGCCTCGCCAATCGCGGCCAAACAATCGCGCCGCGTGCGCGCGATCTGCCGCGACGTGGACTACTCCGCGATCTGGCCCGAGCACCCCTTGCTTCTGGACGATCAACGTGCCATAGATGACTGGAGCTTGACCAATGGGTCTAGCTTCCTGTCCGCCGGTCTGCTAGCCGGCATCACTGGCAACCGTGCGGATGGGTTGATGATCGACGACCCAGTGCAGAACCGCGAGCAGGCGGACTCGTCCACGATCCGCACAAAGACCTACGAGGAATTTGTTGACACGGCTACGACTCGTGCGAAGCCGAGCATGTGGATCATCCTGATTCAGACTCGTTGGCATGAGGACGACCTTGCTGGTTCTATACTGCCCGCCGGATATGCCGGCGAGTCTGGGTTGATTCTCTGCCGCGACGGCAATGTGTGGGAAGTGCTTTGTATCCCGGCCGAAGCGGAACGTGCGGACGATCCGCTCGGCCGCAAGGCGGGAGAGTTTCTATGGCCCGAGTATTTCCCGACCGAGCACTGGCTGCAGTGGCGCAACAACCCGCGCGCCCGGCGAACATGGTCAGCTTTGTATCAGCAGCGACCGGCACCCGATATTGGCATCCAATTCAACCGAGCGATTCTCGAAGCAGCGATGTACAACCCACACATGGCGCGCGGCGACGAAGATGCGCTTCCCAAAGATTTGCGCTTCTACGGCGCCTCAGACTATGCAACCTTAAGTGACCGTGGAGATTTCACCGAGCACGGCGTGTTCGGCATGGACACCAAAGGCGATCTATGGGCGGCGGATTGGTGGAGCGGACAGAAAGAAACTGACGTGACCATTGATGCCTTCATCGCGAAGGTTGGGATTTGGAAGCCGGCGAAGTGGGCCAACGAAGGCGGCTTGATCGACAAGGCCATTGGCCCCGCGATCCGGCGCCGGATGCGCGAGACGCAGAAGTATGTCGCCATCGAAGTGCTACCGTCGATCCAGAACAAGGAAACGAAACTGCAATCGTTCCATGCACGGGCGATGGCGGGAAGCGTTCATCTGCCGCGAAATGATTGGGGCTACGCCGTGTTGGATCAACTCGTTGGTTTCCCTGGAGCAAAGTTCGACGACAAGGCCGACGTGTGCGGGCTTATCGGGCGAATGATTGACCAGATGGTCGAGGCCCACGAGACAGTTGCGCCTTCCAAACCTTTGCTGATACCCTATTCGGCGGCTTGGGTTGAATGGAAAGGCGGCTCTGACAAAGCGAAGGTGAGGTACACATCGAATGGCTGACAAAGACACTCCAGAGTATTCCGGCAAGTGGCCGGAAGCTACGCCTGGTGAAAAGACCGGGTTAGCGCCAGCTTCGACTGCAGCGACAACTGCCGCGGCGCCGCCTGCAGCTACAGCGGCCCCGGCGCCATTGAACATCGCGCAGGTAGCTCAGCTTGCAGCGGACGAAAAACAGTTCACCGCCGCAGAGGATGCGAAGGTCGCAGCTTGGCGTGCAGAAGATGCGCCAGCTCCAGCAATCAATGCGGCGCCCACACCGGCTCCCGCGCCACTGCCTGCGCCCGCGCCGGCCGCGAAGGTGCCCGCCGTGGTCCCTACGAAACCCGCTTACGTGCCGATGACTCGTCCCGCCGTGGCCGCGCTGCGCTCAACTATCGTGGGGCCGACCACGCCAGCACTGACGCCCGCGCATTCAAGCGTGAGCCGCTACACGCGCGGTCCGCCAACCAAAATCATTGCGCCCGTCGCGCACCAGCCGCTCGTCGTGAGCACAAAGCCTGCGCCGGCAGCGGCTACTCGATTCACCAAAGGGGTTTAACTATGGTCACGCTCTCCACTCTTGAAACAGCCGCGAAAGGCGATCTCACCACAGTCGAGACCGAGTACGGTTTCGTGCGCTCCAATTGGGGCAAGCTGTCGGCGATCGTCATTGGCGCTTTTGCGCTCGGCTTTCTTGCCAACGCCTTCGTGCATTTCGTGCTTTGACGTATGCGGACAGATGTGGCCGAGTTGATCGGATGCCTGCTAGGCATCGGTTTTATTTGGCTGTTTGTCTGGTTACTCCATCGTGGCGATAAATGACGAAGATCAGGACGATACTGCGGGCTCTACGCAGAGTGATAATGCGTCCGACAGTCAGGCGCCAACAGGTCAAGATAAAAATACCGCTTCAGATAAGGTTGACCCCGGCGAGGAAGCGCTCGTTAAAAAGCGCTGGAAAGAATACGAGACCGGGCGCAAGTTCGACGAGAACCATCGCAAGCAGATCGCGCGCGACCGTAAGTATGCGAGTGGCACACACGATCTTCGATGGGCGGTCTCCACCAACAACATAGGCGCCTTTATCGACATTCTCACGTCGCTGCTCTATGCACGCGACCCGGACGTGAGCGTCAAGAAAGCCGCACAGGTCGTGGAGGACAACACACTCCCGATGGAAGACTTCGCCAAGACGCTGGAAATCGTCATCTCGAAGTTGTGGAAGGGCGCGTCGCTAAGACGCAAATGCCGCAAGGTTGTGCGCTCAGTGCTGTCCGTCTCCGAAGGTTGGATCAAGGCGACGATGGTTGCCGAGAAGGAACCGCAGCCCGAGATGGAAACGGCGATGAACGATCACGTCGAGACGCTGGCCCGTCTCGATGCGCAGCGAAAAATTCTGGAGGATTCCAATGGCGACCCCACTGAAGTGGACGCCCAGAGGGAAGAAACGGAAGCACTTATCGACGAGCTGCACGATAAGGTTGAGTTAAAGGTCAAGCGCGCTATGGCGATAGACTTCGTGAAGGCGGAGTCGATTCAGGTCTCGCTCGATGTGGAAAACATCGAGGATTATCTGGACGCCAATTGGATCGGGAATGAAATCTTCGTCGAGAAAGATGATGCGCTTGAGCGCTTTAAACGCCTCACGGTCGAGGACATTAAGAGCGCGACGCTGTACTACCAGCGCACGCCGAAAGAATTGAACAAGGGCGAGGACGATTCTGTTTCGTCCGCGTCCGAGCAGATGACGGCGGAAAGTGCAGAGATGTACACCGCCTCCAGCTCTGATGCAGATGCGTGTCCGTTCCTGCGTGTGATTGAGCAGTGGGACCGGCGCGACAAACAGATTCGCACGATGATCGCAGGAGTCAACAAATGGGCAGTGGAACCTTATTCGCCCCCATACCCAACTGCACGTTTCTATCCATACTTCTACACAGCTTTCTTCGAGACCGACGGCGCTCGCCATCCACAATCCCTATCGTGGAGGCTTTTCAAGCTGCAGGACGAGTTTTCCTGTACACGCTCCAACTTTCGGCTCTCACGCGAGCGTGCGATTCCGGCTACGCTGTTCAACGCAACTATGCTGGACGCGGAGGAAGCGAAGAAGCTGAAGGAAGCTGCGCTGCAGGAATACGTGCCGCTGCGACCAAACGATCCGGCAACCCCTATGGCGAACCTCTTTGCTGCAAAGCCAGTGAGCCCAATCGATCCCCGGCTGTACGACACCTCCCCGATCATGTCGGACATGGAGCGCATATCGGGAGTGCAGGAAGCACTGCAGAGTGCGATCCAACGCGGTGGGACGCCCAAGACAGCGACTGAAGCAAACATCGAGCAGTCGGGCACGAGTGCTCGCACAACCGCTGACCGCGATCAGTTGGAGTGGATGCTGATTGATCTTGCGATCTACACGGCCGAGCAGGCGCTGCAGTGCTTGCCGATTAAGTTCGTGCAGCGCATGGCTGGCCCCAATGCGTTCTGGCCCGGTCCCAACCACGAGAAGGGCACGCCGGGTATGGACGTTGAAGATTTGTTCACACTCGTCGAAGTTACGATTGAAGCCGGCTCGACTGGCAAGCCGAAGCAGCAGACCGATCAGGCCGCGTGGAGTGTTGTGCTCCCGTTGATTGAGAAGATCATCGGCAACATCATCACTGCGTACGCGACCGGCAACATTCCGCTTGCGAAGGCGCTTGAGGAATTGGTGAAAGAGACGATGCTGCGTATGGGCGACACGACCGATGTTGAACGCTTCCTGCCCACTCAGGCGCCTCCGGGCTCACCGGGTTCGGGTGCGCCGCCTCGCGCGCCGCCGGCCGATGTGAAGGTGCAGCTCAAGGGCGTACTCGATCCGGCCACGAGCGCCGCGCTCGTCGCACCGACTGTGAAGATGGATCAGACAACACTGGCCGCATTGAATCAGCCGCCGCCTGGTGCACCGGGCGGGCCGGGCGGTCCACCGCCGGGCGCACTGAGCACCGCGCCGAGTGGTCAAGCTGCGCCGCAAGGTCTGCCGCCGCCGGGCGGTGAGCAACCTGGCCCTGGTGGTGCTACGATGCCTCCCCCACACTGAAGGTGATGTATGGTAGAAAAAACCCCCACACTCGCTGATGCGATAAGCGCCGCCGTTGACGAAGCGACGCCGGAGAAATTTCGTGCTGCTGAGACGACTTCAGAGTCAGTTGAAACTACAGACGGTCCTGCTGCCGATCCGAGTACGGATTTGGATGACGCCGATCCGAACGCTGCTCCGCCGGTGGAAGTGGATGATGCGGGAGCGACGGATGAACCGGGCGCTGGCGAGGTTAAGCCTGACGATGAAATCCCTGCAGATGAAACACCAGAGGCTAAGGCCACGCGCGAAGCTGCTGCTGCCGCCGCCGCCGCCGCTGCCGCCGGGGGTGATAAGCCTGCAGGCGAAAAGGGAGCGAAACCGAAAAAGCCAGATCCCGTAAACGATCCTATTTCGCCCGAGCTGAGCAAAGAGACTCGCGAGCGCATTCAGACGCTTATCAAACTCAACAAAGACGGCGAGACAAAATTCGCGGAGACGCAGCAGAACCTCGACTACATTGTTCGCGGCGTGCAGGCGACGGGCACTACGCCCGAGCAGTACGGCGAGCTACTGAGTTTCATGTCGCTGTTCAACAGCGGCAAAGTGGATCAGCAAGCCAAAGCGCTTGAACTGCTCGATGCTTTGGCTGATCGACTGGCCGGGGTTCTGGGCAAAGAGCGCTCGCAAGGCGATCCGCTCACCGGCTTCGACGATCTGAAGCAGGCTGTCGCTCAAGGTCAGATGACGAAGGATTGGGCGAAGCAGCTCGCGCTCACGCGGCGTCAGCACAACATTCGCGGCGAAGTAGAGACCTACGTTCGCGATCAG